GCCAATGTATCTGCATTTGCTAAATCAGACCTGAAGTCTGCCTTTGTTAGATATGTCATTTCTTGGAATTGCAATGTGGCTTGAATTGATACTGGCATACCTGTGCGACCCAAAGCAGGATTATTTTCACCAGGTGTCTCATATGCCGACCAACCATTTGGTGCGTAGTTAATATCAAGTGAAACTAATACACATGTTGCAATTTGTGGAATGTTAGGATTCTCTTTACCTGAATTGTAAAACTTAATGTCGAATTCTGAAGGAGGAATTAAAAAACCACCTGCATTGGGCACCAATTCAGGAGCTTGGTGAAAACGAAGTCTTTCCAAAATTCTTTGAACTTCTAGTGCTTCTCTTTCATCTCTTGGATAAAATGTGAAATCAAATTGAAATGTTCTGAAATTAGGAGACTTGTAAACCATTTCAAGCATCGGGTTCTGCACACGACCTGTGGCAGCTAAAATTGCTTGACCTGTTTGGCCACTACCCAACAGTTTTGCTGCACCAGTACCAACTATTTGTTTAGCAGTTTCCGCACCAGTTTTTGCAACTGCACCTCCTGCTTCTGCGGCTCCACCTCTTTCATATGCATCGGCAATAGATTTACCAGCGGCAAGTAATTGTCCTCCGGCTTCACTACCTAAATTTAATTGGTCATAAGATTGTGCGTAAGTATATTGCAATGTGTCTGGCATATACAAAGCAATTGCATCTGTTGTGAGTTTAGTTGTTCTTAAAAAATTTAAACTGCCACCAGTGATTCTTTTAATAGAGTTGTCAATAAGTGCTTGGGAGGCGATAGAACCACCACCTAAACTGATATTAGCTTGGCCAAAAATGTTGCCAATACCACCTGTAATACCACCAATAATACCGCCTGCGGCTTTACTGATTGCACCTGTGAGACCACTTAAAATACCACCTGTTTTTTGATTGAGTTGATTTAATCCATTATTGATTTTACCCATCAACTCATTACCATAATTTGTTGCTAATTTTTGTGGGTTGGTTAAGTCTGCCAGAGAGAGACTACCTATACCACCACTATCTGAAAAATCTGAAACTGTGGTTCTTTTAAAACTAGATTCTTTCTGTTCACGGATATAAAATATAACATAATGAGATTTATCCGTATTACCAATATCTAAAGGGTAACGAAGTGTAGTTGTTTCAAATTGACTGCCAGAAAGGCTAGACAAAGGACCTATCCTGTTTCCAGAACTTTTATTAAAAGATATGTCTGAGAATCCAAAAAGCGCCATGATTGTCCTATAAGGTTTATAGATAATATTTATGTCATACAAAGGATGGTTTCGTCCAAGAAACCCAAACAAATATAAAGGCGATGCCTCAAAAATCGTCTATCGTTCCAATTGGGAACTTCGGGTAATGAAATACCTCGATGAGAATACTGCCGTCATATGGTGGGCATCTGAGGAGTTGCCGATACCTTATGTGTCGCCAGTTGATAACAGAGTGCATCGTTACTTTCCAGATTTCATCGTCAGGATCAAACGGAAAGATGGCTCCGAGCAGACTTCGATACTAGAAGTGAAGCCGTATAAACAGACGATGATGCCAACGCAAAAGCGCAAGACCAAACAATACCTATATGAAGTTACCCAATATGCCATAAATCAGGAAAAGTGGAAAGCTGCCACTTTGTTTTGTAAAGAACATGGATGGCAGTTTCAAATCATAACAGAAAAAGAACTTGGCATTTGAGATAAATACTCAAATGGCGAAACCACTAATTGACAGAATAAAAACATCGTTGGCGAAAGAAGGACTTACGCCAAGGACAAATGCGGCTCGTGCTTGGTTGAGGTCTAAAGTTAGAGACTTATCTCCAACACCAAGTTCTATCATGCGTGACCAACAAAGACTTCGGGAGAATTCTATGATTGGTCGTATGTATTTTTACTTTTACGATCCAAAGTGGAAAGATTCGTTGCCATATTACGACAGGTTCCCATTGGTTATTCCAATTGAACGATACCAAGACGGTTTTTTAGGGTTGAATTTACATTACATTCACCCAAAGCAACGAATTATCCTTTTAGACAAATTAAGTCAAGTTGCATCAAATGATAGTTATGATGAAAAAACTAAACTACGATTAAGTTATAGTTATTTAGCTAGTGCATCAAAAGCATTTGAGGCTATGCCTTGTATTAAACGATATTTATTTACAAATATACAATCTCGCTTTTTAGAAATAACAGCTGACGAGTGGGATATAGCGGTAATGTTACCTGCTGAAAACTTTGTTGGTGCGACAACGAGCAAAGTATGGTCAGATTCTAGGAAAAAATTCTAAATGTCATTTTCACCAAATTTATTTTTATCTAATGTAAGAGCAAAAGACGGACTTGCAAAACCTTCCCGTTTTGAAGTTGTTCTTCCTATACCACCTTACATTAATAGTTTTGTTGGTAATTCAGTCATTGAAAAGATATTGAATTTCCCAAACTCTATCTTCTCAGATGTTTCGGATGCTATTGGCTCCGCATTTGGTCGTGGAGGTGAACAGGATGAATACTCTAAAACTTCAAATTCATCTATGTCAAGATACTTAGCACTTCAATGTGAAGCTGCAGAATTACCAGGCAGAACATTACAAACTGCTGATGTAAAAATTTATGGACCTACATTTAAAGTTCCATACCAATCACAATACGGTGACACAACATTAACATTTTTGTGTACCAACGAATTCTATGAGCGTAAATTGTTTGACCGATGGATTGAAGCAATTCATCCTTCTGATACAAACAACCTTAGATATCCAAAAGGACAAAAGTCTAGGTATCTAACCAATATTAAAATTATTCAATATGATGATTTTATTAAAAAGATTTACGCAGTAGAACTGATGGATGCATTTCCAATAGGAGTTGCACCGCAAGCACTCAGTTGGTCTGATGATGGATTTCATAGACTATCTGTGCAAATTGCATATCAAAGATACCGACCAATTTACGAAGGATCCTATGACCTTGCCTCTGCGGCAACTGCGTTGTTCGGTTCTGCGTTTTCAAGGATTTTACCTTTGGGTCGTGCATTATAAAATTTTAAATAAGCGAGGATATTATGTTACCTAAACTAGATGTACCAATCTATACTATTAATTTGATTTCAACAGGAAAACCTGTTCGTTTTCGTCCGTTTCTTGTAAAAGAACAGAAACTATTTCTAATGGCCGCAGAATCAACTGATGGCAATGAGATGGTTGGTGTTATTCGCCAAGTATTAAGAAATTGTGTGTTGGATGAAATGGATGTTGATTCATTACCAACATTTGATTTGGAGTATTTGTTTATGAATCTCCGTGCAAGGTCAGTAGAAGAAATTGTTGACCTGAGATACAAATGCAATAATACACTTAAAGATGAGAATGGTGAAGATAAGAAATGTAGTGGCGTTGTTGAATTCAAACTTAATCTATTAGAAGTTGAACCAACAAAGAATCCAAATCATAAAAATAAAATTCAACTTACCGAGAACCTTGGTATCGCATTTAAATACCCTACTTTTGAAATGATTCAGAAGTATGAGAAGATGAACGAGAATGAAGTTATGTTAAAAATTCTTGTTGATTGTATTGACTATGTTTATGATAAAGAGAGTGTATATTATGCAAAAGATTCATCCAGAGAAGAAATGGAAGAATTTATTGATAACTTACAACAAAAAGATTTAGAGAAGTTTAAAGACTTCTTTGATACCATGCCTGAGATTAAAAAAGATGTCCACTTCAAATGTCCAAAATGTTCATATGAAGAAGATATTGCTATAAAGGGCATGCAAAATTTTTTCGTCTAATTTTTCGTTATGATACATTAGGCAACTATTATCAGACGAACTTTGCTTTGATGCAACATCACAAGTATAGTTTATCTGAGCTTGAAAACATGTTGCCTTGGGAAAGAACCATTTATGTTGAATTACTATTGAAGTATTTGAAAGAAGAAAAAGAACGGTTAGAATTACAAAGACAAACTAAGAAACGATAATGGCAGATTTTGCATCAAGATATCTATCCGAAGTTGAAAGTGGTAAAGGACTTATTAAAGGCGCAGGTGCGGCTTTAGAAGGTACCACCAAAGATGTAGGAAAAACATTCAGTAAAGAAAATGTTGTCCGAAGTATGTTCGGCGGCGATGACATTTTCTCGGCCGTTATTCGTGGTAAATTGGGTGTAAAAAATAAACCGGAAAAAGAAAAATCACCAACCGCTTTATCTAATAGAGGTCTGGACAATATACAAAACCAGATTGATAACCTTTCAAAAGAGGTACAATCAAAAGAGGAGTCTGGCGGTTTAAGTGAAGATAGTTTAGCATATTTAAAAATAATTGCCAAAAACTCCATCTCTATTCCTATGATGGCAAGAGATGTAAATGTTCTTCGTCAAAATTTAGTTAAGTTAACAAAGTTAAAAGGTGGTAAAGGTTCGGCACCTACAAAAGCCGATGCGTTTTTCCTTCGTGAAGATGAAAGAGAAGCCGCACTAGAAGTTCAAAGACAAAAATATGCAGGTGTTAAAAAAGAACCTGGTCAAAAAGAAGGTGGCGGTGAAGGTGGCGGCGGATTAATAGACACCATTATGAGTTTCTTTAGTGGTG